GCCGGTACACGTGTGAAGAAGAGTCGCGCGCGAAGGGTTCCGCGCCGCCGACGCCTTCACTGACGCCGCCACATAGAGGCGACAATCCGTGCCCGCCACCCCGCGCGCGGCACAATGAGTAGACATTACGTTCACAAAGTCGTCTGATGGAGACCGTTGGCAAGCGGAAACACGACGCGCACGCACGCCCCACGAAAAGTCGCCTCTATGGGCAGCGGCTCAAAGTCGCGGAAGCTTCCGCGGGTACTGACCCAGGAAGACGCCGCCGCGCTACTGGCCGTGCCGAGCCTGAAGCGGCCGACGGGCCTGCGCAACCGGTGTCTGCTCGAGCTGATGTATCGGTGCGGCCTGCGCGTCAGCGAAGTCTGCGGGCTGCACGTGCGCGACGTGCGCCGGCGCGAGAAGCAGATCCACCTGCGACCCGAGGTCGCGAAGGGAGGCCAGGAAGGCTGGGCCTACCTCGATCCGCGAACGCTCGAGCTGCTCGAGCTCTGGAAAGACGTGCGGCGCAACTACGCGGCCAAGAAGCCGCACCTGTTCACCACCCTCGAGGGCGGTCCGGTGGATCGCAGGTACGTGTGGGCGATGATGCGCCGCTACTCGCGCCGCGCCGGTCTCGAGCACCCGGCTAACCCTCACGCCCTGCGACACACGTACGCGACTGAGCTCCTCCGCGAGGGTTTCGACCTGCGCCAGGTGCAGGAGCTCCTGCGGCACTCGAACATCCAGACGACGAGCGTGTACCTGCACGTGTTCGACCACGAGCTGCAACGGAAGATCTGGGAGCGGAGCTAGCCCGGCCACCACGCCCACCCGACCTTGCCCAGCTCGTAGGCGAGCCGCCAGAGCCCGGCGAGCGGAAGCGCGAACACGACCGCGAGGAGGGTGAAGAGCAGGATCCTCTCCGGGTCGAGGTCTGGCGTCACCGGCAGCCGCGGGTACTCGCCGAACGAGACGGCCTCGAGCTCCTGGTCGTAAGGGCCGCCCGCCTGGCCCTCGCTGTCGATGTGGGTGCCGCCGTTCTCGGTCACGCCACCACCTCCTCAAGCAGGTCGCGCAGGGCATCTTCGACGGTGGCGACGATGTCCAAGGGTATTCGCGGGTCGACGCCGATCGCATGCTTCAGGCGCATGGCGATGACCGGGTCGAGCGCCATCAACAGCGCGTTCCCCGGGAGCGCGACCATTGGGAGCCAGCCGCGGACGCGCCGCTCGGCGGCCTGCGCCGCCAGTCCCTGCGAGTTCATGGCACCCGCAAAGGCTAGCGATGCGCAGACACGGAGGAAAACCGACGCTTCGCTGTAATCTCGCTCGTGATGCAGCCGGCGGGGGCCAGTTGTGAGTGAGACGCTCGACGAGTTGATCGGAGGAGTGCGTGCGGTCCTGACCGAGCTTCGCTACCTCTCGGAAGCGCCCGCTGCCCGGCCCTTCGCCTCCGACCTCCCGCGCTCCAGCTCGTTTGATAAGCCCGAACTGCCGAAGGTGGATGCACTGTTCGAGCGGCACGTGTCGAGACTCGAGGATTGGGCGGTCGCAGCGAGGCACGACATCGCGGCACGGAAGCGTCGGCCCCCAGGCTCACACTCTGGAGAGACACCAACCGAGTTCGCGCAACGAATCATCGGCCAGTACGAGGGCGTCCACGATCTCGACGTCAAGCTGCGGGAGAACTGCTCGCGCGCCTACGTCCGCAAAATCAGGCAGCGCGATGGGCGTGATCCGCGTTACGGCCGATCACTTGACGCCGGCTGAGAGGCCGACCTGCAGCACGAATACCTTGGGAGGCCGTGACCGAGTCTCCCGTCGACCTTGCATTCGGAAACTGGCTGGCGGGGTTCGTCGATGGTGAAGGCTGCTTCGAGATCTCGCAGGCGAATGGTCTCTTGGCGTGTCGCCTAAGGGTCATCTTGCGGGAGGACGAACGTGCCGTCCTCGAAGAGATCGTGAGGCGAACCGATGCCGGACGCCTGAACCGTAGACCCAAGCGGCCTGAGAGAGGGGAGAACCCGCAACTCGCCTGGACCGTCGAACGCAAGCCTGATTGTCTGGCGATGGTGCACCTCTTCGAACGCTGCCCGCTGCGAGCCAGGACTGGTCGCGCATGCGCGAACTGCGGCACGGAGGCTTGGTCCAAAGCGTCTCAACGAGGCGCTTCACGTCGACGTTCCTGCACCACGACTGGACGCGCAGCTTCAACTCTGATTCTGTACACTTGCCTCTAGTTGGCGGAGTGCATCTAGAGCCAGGCTCTCGCACCCGCCCGTAGCGAATCTCTCCTCCCTCCAGATGACCCGGCCGGCGTAGGCGCCGTCCGCCGATCCTCCCTGCGTGGTCGGCGCCGCCTCCGGTCGTCTTCCCCCTGCGCGCTTTGCATCTACGTCTGGCCGAAAGGCTCTTCTTGACGCACGACCGAATCTTCATCACGGTCAACGCCGACGGCTACCTCAAGCTCGTCGAGCCGCGGCGCCGGCAGAGGGGACATGCGCGTTCGCGCGCGGCCGCGCCCGCGATCCGCCAGCCCTGGACCCCGATCAGACGGAACCTCGGCTGATGGCGCGCTGGTGCCCGCGTTGCGGCGGTGCGAAGGAGCTCGTGCCATGAGCACGATGAGCCTCGCCGAGGCGGCCGACATCTTCGTCGAGACGACGCCGGCGATCAAGGAGCTCGAGGCCCAGCGCGGTACGGCGAAGCAGGTCCTCCTGGAGCACTTCCGCAAGACGGGCCGCCACTCCTACAAAGGGCGCATCGGCTACTCGCGCTCGTTGCGCACGGTGCTCGACCAGGAGAAGGTTAAGCGGGAGCTCGGGCGTCGGCTGCCGAAGTTCCAAAAGACCGTCTCATCCGAAAGCGTGACGGTGCTGAGCTGATGGATCCGACCGCTCCCTCCTACGTCTACGCGGCGACGCTCGATCGGGTGATCGACGGAGACACGTTCGTGCTCAACGTTGACCTTGGGTTCAGGATCAACACCCACTTCAAGTTCCGCCTGCTGGGCGTAGATGCGCCCGAGCTCGACACTGAGGAAGGCAAGCGCGCGAAGACCTTCGCGATCGATGAGCTCTCGCCCAGGCCGCTTCTCGTGCGCACCTACAAAGAGCGGCGCAGCTTCGACCGCTGGGTGGCGGAGGTCTTCTTCGAGAGCGCGGACGGCTTCTACCACTCGTTCTCGGAGCACCTGATCGAGCAGGGTCACGCCGTACGGATGGCGCCCCGGTAAGCCTCGGGATGCCTGAGCCCAAGATCCACCTGCCGACAGACTCCGGCTACATCGAGTTGCACGAGGCACGCGACGCGGGCGACTGCATCTCCTGCGATCGGAGCGGCGGAGGAATGGCGCGCGTCAGCGTCGCCCACACCGACAAGGTCTATCGCGTCTGCGGCAACTGCATCGGCGGCGCGCTCGCCGTGCAGTTTCGGAATGCAGCAGGCCGCCCAGGCTCAGGAGGCAGGCCACTACGTGGAAGCTGAGCCTTTCAAGGGCGCGGGTGCAACACCGTGGTTTGATGCGCTCTTCGATACCTGCGAGCGCCTCGGCATGGCGCTCGAGCTCGAGCGCTATCCCGAGCGCGAGAACCAGGACGGCATCGCAGTGACGTCGCTGTTCGTCATCAACGTCACCCTTGACGGCAACTTGAAGGCGCAGTGGCGTTCGACTCGGATCGACGAAGCGGCTGAGCACGTGTGCCAGAAGCTCGGCATCGAGCTGGCGGAGACAGCGTGAGCGACACCGCCGACCCTGTCGCGACGAGAATTCACGCGGCCCTGCAGGACACTCTCGCTGTCGAGGACGAGCTGCCGGAGAGCAGCATGCTTCGTGGCTGGGTAGTGGTCGCTGAGTGGCTCGATCCAGACGGCAACCGCTGGCTGTCGAAGAAGGCCGGCGGCGCCAATGCCGAGTCGATCCCAGACTGGCAGCTCAACGGCTACCTGCATGAGGCCCTCGACGGTGGCTTCAACGAGGCTGACGAGTGAGAGCGCTGTCGACCTGCACCGAGCCCGGCTGCCCCGAGCTCGTCGCCGGCGGCAAGTGCGAGCGCCATCGTCTGGAGGCGCGAAGGCGATCGGATGCGCGTCGCCCGAGCTCGAGCGCTCGCGGCTATGACGGCCGCTGGCAACTCACATGCCGGCAATTTCTCACGGCACATCCGCTGTGCGCGTGCGGTGCGCGAGCCACCGACGTTGACCATGACGACGGGCTAGGTCCCAACGGACCGCGTGGCCACGACTGGTCGAATCTGACTGCGCGCTGCCACCCCTGCCACTCGCGCCGCACGGCGCGCGACCAGCCCGGTGGCTGGCATGCAGGGGTGGGGTAGGACCCTGGAGCCGGCGAGGCCCTGACCGCCTTGGTGGGCAGATTTTCCCGGCTACGGGATCCACTTTTTCTCGAGGGCGGAGCGCGAGGCTCCGCGAAAGGCGAGATGCCAGGACCACCTCCCAAGTCGGCGGCCATCCGCCGTCGCACGAACCGCACTACAGGGTCACGGAGGCTGCCCGCTGCCGGCCGCGACGCGAAGCCGCCGCCGCTTGGCTCGAGGAAGCCGGCCTGGAGGCAGTCCACCCGCGAATGGTGGAAGACCGTGTGGAGCTCGCCGATGGCGACCACCTACGTCGACGCGGACGTCCCGGTGCTCCGACGGCTGGCCGCCCTGATCGACCAGTTCTCCCGCGCGCCCGACAACAAACTTCTCGCCGAGATCCGCCAGCTCGAGGATCGCTTCGGGCTCTCGCCGATGGCGCGCCGCAAGCTCGAGTGGGAAATTGAGCCCGCGTCGGCCGAGTTGGCAACCCAGCCGAAGCGCTCGAGCGCCGGCGCTGATCCGCGGCGAAGCCTCTACGCCGTGAAATAAATGAGCACCCTCGTGGTGCCAGGACCGGACCGCCGGCCCTGGCCGACCCTTGGACCACAGGTCTGCGAGTTCATCGAGTCCTTTCTCGTCCACGGCCCCGGCGACATTCGCGGGGAGCCGGCGCGAATCGACGACGAGACTCGTGGCCTCATCTACCGGGCCTACGAGGTCTATCCCAGACGCCATCAGCGCAAGGGTCGCCGACGCTTCAAGCGCGTCGGCATCTCCTTGCGCAAGGGCACCGCGAAGACCGAGAAGGCGGCGTGGATCGCCGCCTGCGAGCTCCACCCCGATGCCCCCGTGCGCTGCGACGGCTTCGACGCCCGAGGGCAGCCGGTCGGGATCGGAGTCGGCGACCCCTACATCCCGATGGTCGCCTACACCGAGGAGCAGACCGAGGACCTCGCGTACGCGGCTCTCTACGTGATTCTCTGCGAGGGGCCGCTCGCCGACGACTTCGACATCGGGCTTGAGCGGATCGCGCGCCTCAACGGTGATGGCAAGGCGCAAGCACTCGCGAGCGCGCCCGATGCCCGGGACGGCGCCAGGACCACCTTCCAGCACTTCGACGAGACGCATCGCTTCACGCTGCCGCGCCTTCGCGACGCGCACAAGACGATGCTGGCGAACATTCCCAAGCGGAAGCTCGCGGACCCCTGGTCGCTTGATACGACGACCGCGCCGAGCCCGGGTGAAGGGTCGGTAGCCGAGGGGACGATGGACTACGCGAAGGCCGTCGACGCCGGCAAGATCAAGGACGCCCGTCTCTTCTTCTTCCATCGCCAGGCCGGCGACGGGCACGACCTCGAGACCGAGGAGGGCGTGCGCGCCGCCGTGATCGAGGCCTCGGGCCCGGCGGCGGAGTGGTCAGACATCGACTCGATCGTCGAGCTCTGGCGCGACCCGCAGACAGACCGCGCCTACTACGAGCGTGTCTGGCTGAACAGGCCGGTCCAGACCAGCGCCCAGGCCTTCGATGCCGAGCGCTGGAAGGAGCTCGCGCGCGAGCAAGAACAGCCGGACGCCGGCGAGGCGATCGTGATCGGCTTCGACGGCTCGCGCTTCATGGACGCGACGGCGCTGATCGCCACTCACGTCAAGAGCGGCTACCAGTTTCCGCTCGGGATCTGGGAGCGCCCGGCGAAGGCGCCGGATGGCTGGGAGGTGCCGGAAGGCGAGGTCAACGCGGCGCTCGCCGCTGCGTTCGAGCACTGGAACGTCCTGCGCGTATACGCCGACCCGCCGTACTGGGAGACGACAGTCGACCAGTGGGCAGGCGACTACGGCGACAAGCGGGTGGTGCGCTGGTGGACGAACCGGCCGAAGCAGACCGCCTACGCGATCCGGGCCTACCAGACAGCCATCAAGGCGGGCGAGGTCACACACTCCGGTGACGAGACCTTCGCACGCCACATCGGAAACGCCCGCCGGCAAGAGCTCAACTTCGCCGATGACCAGGGCCAGCCGCTTCACCTGATCCGCAAGGAGCGCAGCGACAGCCCACACAAGATGGACGCGGCGATGGCCGGCACGCTCTCGTGGGAAGCGCGCGGCGACGAGATCGCCGCCGGTGCGCTGAAGAAAAAGAAAAGGAACGTGACTTTCCACTAAACAGGAGGCAGGCCGCTTGCCCGAGCAGGCCGAGATGCGACAGATCGGGTCGCCCGGCTGGTGGCTCTACACGCTCGAGGAGCGGCTCACCCAGCGCCAGCGCGAGATCCGCCGCTACGAGGACTACTACGACGGAAAACACCGCCTCGCCTTCGCGACGAGCAAGTTCCGGGACACCTTCGGCAGCCTCTTCGCGGCCTTCGCGGACAACTGGTGCGATCTGGTCGTCGATGCCTCCGTCGAACGCCTGGCGGTCGAGGGCTTTCGCTTCGGCGGCGACCAGACGGCCGCCGCCGACAAGGAAGCCTGGGCGATCTGGCAGGCGAACCAGCTCGATGCGGACTCCAAGCTCGCTCACCGCGAGGCGGTGAAGTGCGGCGAGTCATACCTCCTCGTCCAGCCTGACCGCAGCGGCGGGGACATGCCGCGGATCACCGTCGAGCACCCGAGCCAGGTAATCGTGGCCGGTGCGCCTGGAGATCGCCGCGTTCGTCTGGCGGCGCTCAAGAAGTGGGTCGATGACTGGGACTACGCGATGGCGACCGTGTACCTGCCGGGCGCCATCCACAAGTACCAGTCCCAGGCTCCGCTGAAGAGCAGGTCTGCCACTCGCATCGCGTGGGTCAGGCGCGAGGGCGAGGAGGCAGCGATCCGCAACCCCCTCGGACTCGTGCCGATGGTGCCGCTCCTCAACAACCCGACGATGCTCGGCGGCGGACAGTCGGACCTGAAGAAGATCATCCCGATCCAGGACGCCGTCAACAAGCTCGTCTCGGACATGATCGTCGCCTCCGAGTTCGCGGCGTTCAGACAGCGCTGGGCGACTGGGATCGAGGACACAGACGGCGACGCCGACGCGGCTGAGTCGCAAGCTGTGCGGGACTTCAAGGCTGCCGTGTCGCGCATGTGGACGACGGCGAACGAGAACGCCCACTTCGGAGAGTTCGAGGCCTCGGATCTCGGCAATTACGTGAAGGCGATCGAGATGCTGATCCAGCACCTCGCCGCGCAAACGCGAACGCCGCCGCACTATTTGCTCGGGCAAAGCGGAGCCTTTCCCTCCGGCGAATCGCTCCAGTCGACCGAGACGGGGCTCGTTGCGAAGGTGAAGGACAAGCACATCGACTTCGGCGAGGGCCACGAGGAGGCCATGCGCCTCGCCTTCAAGCTGATGGGCGATACCGAGCGGGCCAGCGCGACAGACGCCGAGACGATCTGGCGCGACCCCGAGTCGCGAACGTGGGGTCAGCTCGTCGACGGCCTGGTGAAGCTGAAGGACCTCAACATCCCCGACGAGATCCTCTGGGCCCGAGCAGGATTCACGCCCGTAGAGATCAGCCGCATGAAGGCGCTCCAGGCGACCGACGAGCTCCTCGCCGGTGTCGTCGGCGAGGGCCTCGGCACGCCGGACGAGCAGGGCATACCCGAGGCGGTGTAGGTGAGGTGCCGGCCTCGAGGCTCGCGCTTCGCCTGACCGACGCCTATCGCGACCGCCTCTTGCGGCTGCGAGATCGAGCGCTCGGCCTGATCGCCAACCGATGGCGCTCGATCGAGCTGGACGCGCTTGACGACTCCTACCAGCGCTGGCTTACATCGTCTACAACGCTCACCTCAACGACTCAGCAGCAAAGCGTGCGTCTCACGGCCGCCTATCTGGGCGCCTTCATCGCGGCCGAGCTCGGCGAGCCACCGGAGCCCGTCGGAGTAGAGGAGGGCCGCTACGCCGGCGTCGGGCAGGACGGCCGGCCGATGACCGAGATTCTCGCACCGGGACTCATCACCGTGAAGCGGGCGATCACGGACCGCCGCCCGCCGCAGCGCGCGCTTCAGATGGGCCTCAACCGCGCCACGCGAACGATCGCCTCCGAGCTCCTGTGGAGCTCGCGCCAGGCGCTCGCCGACGCGATGGAACGCGACGAGCGTGTGACGGGCTGGCGCCGCGTGACGAGCCGCAACCCGTGCGGGGCCTGCCTGGCCTCGGCGACCGGGACGATTCTCGAGCCAGCTGAGCTTCCGCGGACCCATCCTCACTGTCGCTGCACGGCCGAACCGGTGGCCTCACCGACGCGAGAGCGTTTTCCCCGGCTCACCGGCCGGGAGCTCTTCGATCGCATGACCCGCGAGCAACAAGATGAGCTCTTCAGAGGCAGGGGCGGCGCCGAGAAAGCCGAGCTCCTTCGCTCGGGCGCCGTCCCACTCGAGGCCTTGATCGCCGTCTCGCCGATGGCGACCCAGGACGACGTCCTTACCGAGGCGCCGCTGTCGGCGCTTCGCAACTAGCCGCGCCGCGACGGCCGGCCGAAAGGAGGCAGGCGCGATGCCTGACCCGGATCCGAACCCTCAGCCCGACCCGCAGAACCCACCGCCTGACCCCACTCCGGATCCGACCGCCGGTCCGCGCGAAGCGGACCTGCCGGACGAGATCAAGCAGATCCTCGCCAAGAATCGCCAGGCCGCGCGCGATGCAGAGCGCCGGGCGAAGACGGCCGAGGAAGAGGCCCAGCAGTTCAAGGACCGCGACAAGTCAGAGATCGAGCGGGCGAACGAGAAGGCCGAGAAGGCCGCGAGCGAGGCTGAGGAGCAGAAGCGCAACTACCTCCGCCTCAAGGTCGGTACGGAGAAGGGCCTGGCGCCCGAGCTCGCGGAGCGCCTCCAGGGCCAGAACGAGAACGAGATGAAGGCCGACGCCGATCGCCTCCTCGAGGCGGTCGGAAAGCCGGCTCCTGACTTTGACGGCGGCGCGCGCAAGCCCGCGCAGGCCGGCGACGACATGAACACCCTGATCCGCCGGGCGGCGGGTCGGGAATAGCAGCGCATCGCATCGGTAGGGCACCGGCGGCGCCTGCGCCTGGAATCCGAAAGCTCGCCAAGGAGGCAAAGCAGTGCCCTACAACAACGTAATTTCACGCACCGATGCAGCCGCCCTCATCCCCGAGGACGTGGCGGCGAGGGTGCTCGAGGGCTCCGTCAACCAATCTGCGGCGCTCACGGCTCTGTCACGCGTGCCGATGAGCCGCGGTCAGACCCGGCTCCCGGTGATCTCGGCGCTCCCGGTCGCTTACTTCGTGAACGGCGACACGGGTCTCAAGCAGACGACCGAGGTCAACTGGACCAACAAGTACCTGAACGCCGAAGAGCTCGCCTGCATCGTCCCGATTCCCGAGGCCGTGCTCGACGACTCGGACTTCGACGCCTGGGGCTCGGTCCAGCCGCGTCTCGAGGAGGCGGTTGGGCGCGCGCTCGACGCCGCGATCTTCTTCGAGGTCAACAAACCTGCGAGCTGGCCGGCCGGCATCGTCGCTTCGGCGGTCGCCGCCGGCAACGACACGACGCGCGGTACGAATGCCGCAGCCGCAGGCGGGATCTACGGCGACTTCAGCGACGTCTACGCCGACGTCGAGACCGACGGCTACGACCCGAACGCGATCATCGCGGTGCGCACGATCAAGGGTCGTCTTCGTCAAGCGCGCTCAACGCAAGGCGAGTCGCTCGACGACGACTTCGCGCGGGAGATCAAGGACAACATCACCTTCCCGATGCGGGGCCTCTGGCCGACGGGTGTGGGAGCCGCTGAGGCGGTCGCCTTCGACACGGCCGAGTTCATGCTCGGCGTGCGCCAGGACCTGACGTACAAGGTCCTCGACCAGGCCGTGATCCAGGACAACACCGGCGCGATCATCTACAACCTCGCCCAGCAGGACATGGTCGCGTTGCGTGTGGTCGCTCGTTTCGCCTTCCAGGTCGCGAACGTCATCAGTCACGACCAGCCGACGGAGGCGAACCGCTACCCGGCGAGCGTCCTGCGCGCACCGTAGTCGTGACGAAAGGGAGGGCCGCTCGGCCCTCCCTTTGTCGCTTCTCCATCTGAACGAGAAAGGAGCCCGCCGGTGGCGGACACGAAAGACACGAAGAAGAAGACCGATGACGCAGGCGCCGAGGAGGTCCAGAAGGCCGTCGACGAAGAGCAGGAGCAGGGCTTCGTCGGTGAGAAGGTCGATCCGCGGCCGAACTCGGACCACAGCCTCGAGTCGGGCCCCGATTCACCACCGGCGGTGCCGGACGATCGCACCCGCTTCGACCAGCCACAGCCCTCGAGCACGGACAGCTAGGCGAGAGGGAGCCTGGTAGATGCCCGCCAACATCTCCGACTACCTCGAGGCCAAGCTCCTCGACCACTCGCTCGGGCGGACGTCATTCACGATGCCCTCGAACGTCCGTGTTGCACTCTTCACGAGCGCGACGACGGACGCGGGGGGCGGCACCGAGGTGTCGGGAGGCGCCTACGCGCGTCAGTCCCTGACGATTGACGCCGCGGCGAGCGGGGCGACCCAGAACTCCGCGGAGATCCTCTTCCCCATCGCCACCGCGGGCTGGGGCACTATCACGCACGTCGCGATCATGGACGCGACGACCGGCGGTAACGTGCTCTGGCACGGTCCGCTGGTGACGCCGAGGCAGATCGACACCAGCGATCAGTTCCGCCTTGCCGTCGGCGAGCTCGACGTCTCGCTCGACTAGCTAGGTCGCGCGGGTGTCGCGCCTAATTACCACCGGCTTCGAGTTCCAGTCCCTACCAGGTACGGCCGACCAGGCGGAGGGACAGGGATTCCGGGGTTTCGGCTCACCTGTCGTGGAGACCGCCACCGTGCGGTCAGGCAGCGCCGCCATGAAGTGCAATGCGCTCTCGCAGTACGCGGTCTGGACCGGGCATATGGTCCGCGACCGCACGTTCTACCTGCGCTTCTACTTCCGCAAGTCCGGGAACCCGGCCTCCGACGGCGCACGCCCGTACATCGGTGAGACGTCGGCGCTGATCTGGCGGGTTCGCCTGGAGACAGACGGCTCGCTCAGCTTCATCGACAGCGCGAGCGTTGTCCAGGCGACCACAGCCGTACTGGAGAACGACCGGTGGTACAGGGCCGAGGTCGAGTTTCACGTTCCCACCGCCGGCAACGGAACGCTGGGGTTCTATCTCGATGGCACGCAGGTCTACCGGTCGACCAGCGCCAGCACCGGCAACACCGCACATTCCGGCACACAGCTTCGGCTGGGCAGCTGTAGATCGGCGACGCCGGGCCTGACCCTGATCCTCGACGACGTGGCCCTGAACGACGACCAGGGGGCCTCCCAGAATGGACTGCCGGGGGAAGGCAGGATCGTGCTCCTGCGGCCGTCTGCAGACGACTCGGTATCGGGCTTCACGGGCGGTGGACTTGGCACGTCGAACCTCTACCAGGGCGTCAATGATGTACCGCCCACGGGTGTCGCTGCGGGGTCGGCCACGAACCAAAGCCAGATCCGCAGTGGCGTCGCCAACACCACCGACAACTACGCTGCCCGCGTACCGTCTTACGACAGCGGCATCGGCGCCGGCAACCCGGTCACGCTGGTGCAGGCGGTGGCCAACATAGGGTCCGACGCGGTGGCGCCAGCCGCCGTGGATGCGGCGCTGAGCGTCACCGCCAACCCTGCGGATGGCAACGAGGCCAGTGCCGCGACGCCGGCGGCGAACATCGACACGTACCCGACCGCCTGGTTGACGCGCCGGGGGCCGGTGGTCTATGCGCCCACCGTCAGCGGCCCCACTCAGCCCGTAGTGAAGATCAGACGTGCGCTCAGCAACACAGCTGTATTGCACGCCGACTTGTTGGGGCTCTACGTCGAGTACCGGCGCATCATCTCCGGCTCCGCAACGCTCGCGGGCTCGGGCGTGCTCGCCGCCGTTGGCTCCCGCCGGCGCTTCGGTCGCGCAGTCCTTGTCGGCGCTGGCTCCTTGGCAGCTGTCGGATCGCGTATCCGGCGCGGCTCTGCGGCCCTCAGCGGATCGGGCGTCCTGACGGCGCAGGGTATCCGGTCGCGGGGAGCTCAGGCCGTGCTCTCGGGCGGGGGGCAGCTGGCAGCGGCTGCGCACCGGGTTCGATATGGCGCCGGGGTCTTGGCTGGTGGAAGTACGCTCGCTGCGATCGGTAGCGCGATCCGCCGGGGCCGGGCTGCGCTTTCGGGCAGCGGCACGCTCACCGCGCGGGCTGACGTCGCCGAACCCACGATCGAGATCAGGCACGTTCGCTCGGAGCGGATCGAGCCTATTCGCCTGGAGGGATCCGAATGAGTATCCACGCCCAACCGGGTGCGACGTTCGAGGTGGGGGCATCGGGCCTTGCG